ATCTCTTTTGAGGCAACATCCTCACACCAACGTTTTAACGGTTGGTGCCTTGCGTGCTAGCGCCCGAGGATTACTCCAGAGGGCGAAGCAGGCTGGCCCGCTTCAATTCCGGTTCAACCGGAACTTGGGCCTTCCCCCGACGAACCTGTGCCTGTCGCACACCCTTGATGAAGGCTGAGCCTTCAGGTGAGCGTTTGGCGCACAAACGTCCGAACAAGAAACCGGTCCCTGCCGCGTCAGAATCCAGAATGGATAGCTGAGCTGCGGTCCAGATGAGTTGCTCAAACTCGACACGCTCCCGCAAGGGAACATGATAAGAGTCGAACTTCCCACTGGTTAGGGCCTGAGATGCTGGTAGAGAAGGAACGTCAAGATAAGAATCGAGAAGTTCCAACGTTTCCGGCAAATCAAGTCCGGTCTCTTGACTCCATAACCATAGCAGATTACGGAAGGACAGATACCCTGCCAGATCATCGTCATATGGCCTTCGAAAGAAGACCGGTCTGACGTTGTGACCCTTAAAGAAATCAACTCCACAGGTCTCCCTTACGGGACCCTTATGGAAAGATTTCTCCCGATTCACCACTAGTCCACATTCTCGCAAGAGAACGTAGAGATTCGTGAATGAGCCGGAAGGCAGGATAATATCATCTCCAAATACGCGAGTCAGTTCCGGGTGGAACCGATCCGCGCGCTCTTGCGCGAGAACGCACAAGGCATAGAAGATAATAGTTTGTACTATGAAGGTAGTACCGTTCCCCATGGAGGCATACTTCGCAAGTCGTATGCTCTTCATAGGTAGCTCACTGTAAAGCGAGCGTGTTGATACTAAGAGATCGACCCAGTCGGCAGGGAAAACCTGCGTCACAAGTTCTAAGCTTAAACGATCACTAGCCTCAGAGAGGTCAATGGTCGCGGGGCTTAGGTACCCATTTGGGCACATCGATCCTAGCCTGGCTAGTTGGCGCGATGGCGTAACATCATGGATGCTTATTCCAGTCGCGCGCTCCAACCGTTTCTCCAACAAGGAATGGATTCCGAGCTGAAGATACATATTGAAGACAGGCTCCTTCGCGATCGTTCGACGTTTCGAACGATCCTTCGGCACAGTAGTAACAATGTTGCTCTCGGTAGTCTCAGAAACGGAGCGTAGCAATACGCTCTGGGGCAGAGGATCATAGATCTTTAACCCCAACCTCTGACGTACCTCTAGATCGCAGGCGTCTCGCCAAGCGGTCTGGTAGCTGAGAGCTTCATCGAACATCGGCCAGGCACTGGAACTCATCCGATAAGGCAATTGTTTCCATTTGAAAAACGGAAACCGTAGCTTATAAGGATGCGAACTGGTTGATCCTGGACCATGCTGACAGTGATTGAAAACCCGATCGAGAGATGGTACCGTACCTACAATGGCACGGACCACCTGGGACAATCGGATGCGGGTCGCTTTCGATATGCGAGGCCTCACGACCTCACAGTCCACCTGCTCGAAACGATCGAGCGCTACACAATGTAGCGCCGTAGCGTCAGAGCTAGTGGTGAACTTCGATAAGCAGCGACACAGCAGCTGATGAGCCTCGACGAGACTCACCGACTGTTCAGGGCGGCTACTCTGTAACCCCCATGTATCCGATACTCCCTTGTACAAATCCCAGTCACGTGCGCGGACCGCGCCGTAAAGGGCAGTAACAAGGGACCGATCGGCCGTGTGTTCTAGGTCTGCCAGGAGAGCAGATAAGACATTCCAATGCAGCTCCTTTGGGAGCGCAAGGAGGTGTCTTTGTTTCGTCGTTTTCCGACGACGCTGGTTCATGCTTTTCATGAGATTTCCTTATGATAAGCGAGCGTATTTTCAGATAGCATCCTAGTCCAAGGTCAAGAGACCGAAGGATAAGGAGTAGCATTCTTGAATACGTCTAGGACCAGACCGTTGTTGCATGCGAATGCAACAGCGCGTTGGATGACGAGGACCAGATCAGCATCATCGACGCCTTCGGGCGCCGAGCCAGTGATCTGGACAATGATCTGACTCTCGAGAGAGTCGTCAACATTGACTCCTGGGACCGTAACACCGTGAGTGAACTTGACGCCACCACGCACGACACCCCGGAAATTTCCGGATCGTTTGGGCGGAGTCGCGTAAATGACCATTTGGTCTTTGTCACTCAGGGCCGAGCCGTCCAGCTTCCAGCTGGATTTCCCGCTCTCGGGCGAAACGAGACTGTAGGTCTCGTTCGTAGTAGAACCACTGTTTGCAGTGTCTACAGCGATGGTAATATTATCCATTTGATTTATTCTTATGTGGTTTTATTACATCCAGATAGGCAACGTGCCTACCCAGTACAAACCTAGGACACTAAGTACGCCAATACCGAAGGTATTGGGCAGCTAATGATACCAGATCTGCGAGGTTACCAGGACGGATATCCACGTTTGTCGGTGGTATAGCCATCCAAGTAGGATTAGCGGTTCGCTTGGTCTTCCGAATGTCAATACTAGTTACACTCTCTACGTCTCCCGTAAGGGAGGCAGAGATGTACTTGGTATTGGCGCCGACCCACGAGTTCCACACTTGGTCACGCCAATTATTGGCGAGCCAAAGGTTTCGTGTGTGAGTGCGGTTTTCGGTAGACCTCTCGACAATCCAGCTAGTTAGGACCCTCTTATGGAGGGGAAGGTTTGCAGCAGCGACTACGTCGCCTACGCGAACAAACCAGTCGATTACAAAGGAGTACTTCGTAAGCTCCCAACAAGTCGGTAACATCTGACATAAGCCAAATGCATCGTCGAAGCGAGTGCCCCATGGACCCAGTTTAGGTTCCACGAGAACACCCGCCGTAACAAGCCCAGTCCAATTGGAGGAATATTTCATATTCCAATCAATTATTCTGGACCCTCCAGCACTTGTCATATCGTCTGAAGTCCACTGCGCAGTTCGAGGCGTAGCCTCTAACGTTGCAGAGAATCTCGTACGAGTTTCCCTTCGAAGGGATGTACAAGCATCAGTTAGCGCTTGTATATCGAAGAGTATCTGCCGAATACCATAACGGTATTGGAGCCACTCGTTCGCTGCTTTGATTAACGCCTTTTTGGTGTAACCTTTGTAGCGAATCTTCGTCAGTTTCATCGTACGGCGATAGAAGGACGGATGACGCAAGCGCCCTACATGGTGTAGGACATTGGCAAAGCCATATCTTGCTTCATCATGCCAGGCGAGTCTACCGATCCGTGTCCCAAGAGTACGCATAAGGCGTGCCGTTTGGCGCGCTTCAGCAATTGTAACTAAGGATTGCATTTCCGATTTATCGGCATTGGCAAGAGCCTTAGTTAACGCCTGCTGAGCAAGCATACTCGAGATGACGGGGGCTTCCTCTCCTAGTTTTGTCGACCAGAAGTCGTCACCTATGATACTAGCATCATTCTGAGCTAGCAACCATTTGTAACGACAGTCCGTAAAAGCAACGGCAGGCGCTTGACCATTATTGGCTATAGTACCTACCAACTGCACATCGTAAGGCTTAGCAAAGCCCGTGATGACAGAATGCTCCATCGGATTGTTAACGATACCCCCTTGATTCCGCAAAGTGTGGAATCGCGGGGTGATAATATCGCTCATGGTCTCGCTCACACCCCCAGACATTCGTGGACTCGAAGTCCATACTGCGTTGGGGGACGGTAGGGGGCTCAATTGAGCCTCTTTCCATCCATAAGTGAGAGCTGTTTCATAGTCCTCGTACTGAATTCGCGAACGCTGTCGCATTTTGTTCCTTTCTGTGGGTTTTAACGCCACAGGCGGGATGCGGCAGCACCTCTAACACGGTATTTCTCCGCGCTAGCGCCGGCAAGTTGTTCTTGCCAAGGGCCCCTGAGAGGG